CTGCTCATCGTTGCGGCGATAGAGAAGAAATACCTGGCAGGAGAGTGCATATCGGACTGATACGTGTGGTATAATTCTGTCAATCTATTTGGCTGGGAGCCGCGCGCAAGCCCCGCACCCGGCAACGAGATCACCGCATTACGCGCCCATCTTCGAGACGAAGGTGGGCGCAATTATTTAACTGGAGATGACGAGATGTCAGACACAGATACGGAAACACAGGTGGAAACCCAGGTGGAGACCGCCCCCGCACCCAAGACCGAGACGGTCAAGGATGAGTTCGACCCCGCCCGCGCAATGCGTACCATTGAGGCACTGCGGGCAGAGATCAAGGAGCTGAAACCGAAGGCGAAGAGAGCCGATGAGTTGACCGCCGAGGAACAGAAGCGCAAGGAAGCAGAGCTATCCGAAGCGCAGAAGTTGTCAAAGCGATTGGCTGAGACGGAAGCAGAGTTGAAACAGTTGCGGATCGACAGACTACGCCGGGACGCAGCCGCCAAGGTTGATTTGCCCCTTGTGTTCGCTGACAGGCTGGTGGGTGAGACGCCCGAAGAGCTGGAAGCGGACGCGAAGAAAATACTGGAGGCGCTTCCCAAGGCGCCGAAAACACCGAACATAGGCGCCACTAATCCCGGCCCGGCTGCAAGCCAGGGCGAGACTGTAACGCAACAACTGGCGCGTATCCATGGCCAAAGCATCAACCCCTTCGACCCTTCCTGGGCGAAAGACCACGGCGGGGGCGTTGTGATACACGAGAAGCCTTTGGCTAAACAGGAGCAATAACATGGGCGTACAAATGAACACTGAGGCAGATATTGCCTCATTCGTCAATACCGTCTGGGCTGATGCCCTCGTTATTGCCCGTGAGAACAACGTCATGCAACCCCTGGTTCGCAACTTTGGTGATGTGAACGGGCTGGCTGTGCGTAAGAATGCGAAATACGGCACGGCTACCTTCAGCCAGATCACCGAGCTTGACGACCTGACCGGCCAGGCTTTCACCCCTGCTGTTGACCAGACCCTTACCCCATACGAGTACGGCGCGCAGTTCTTCATCACTGACAGCCGCCTTGAAAGCGACATCTTCAGCTTACGCTCAGATGCTGCACTGGAGTTAGGCCGGTCATACGGGCAGAAGGTTGACAAATACCTGGTGGGTCTGTTCCCCTCCTTCACGGGTGGGAGCGCAGGTGGGACCACAACGAACATGACGTGGGCAAGTTTCGTCACGGGCATTGGCTTAATGCGGCGCGCACAAGCACCGCTGCCATATACGGCTGTTTTGTCACCTGAGCAATGGTTGTGCCTTGGCACCGCTGTTGCCCCTGGAATTGCAATGACTAACAGCCCAACAGTTGTAGACGAGTTCGCTCGCCGCTACTTTGTCGGAAACGTGGCTGGCGTTGACATCTTCATTGATGCCAATATCACCGCAGCCGCAACGGTAGCAGGCGGGATCTTCAGCAAGGAAGCGCTTGCGCTTGACATGCGCAGACCGTTCCGGCTGGAGCCCGAGCGCGACGCATCCCGGCGCGGTATCGAGTTGAACGTCTCTTCAATCTTCGCTTATGGCGTTTGGCGACCACAGTACGGCGTGGTATACCTGACCGCTGGTACTGCACCACTGGTATAAGGGAGATGTGACATGGCCTTCGAAAATCAGCAAGTTACTGTCTTAATCCCCCTTGGTATGGGCACTGCTGCCGCAGCAGGAACCTCTCTTCAACCTATCCTTGCACTCCCAGGAACATCCGAATATGCCGGGGGTATCACCATTACTAAGGTATGGTATGCCACCAACAAAGCGGTTGCGTCTGGGTCTGCCCCGACGGCTGAACTGATCTCGTTGACATCGACCGGCGGAACGGTGGCGATCATCTGCACCGCCCTGGCTTCGGCAGCCTGGACCGCTGGCACGCCCGTTGTCGGTACTCTGGTGGCAGGCAAGGAGTTTGTGCCTGGTACTGTGTCCTACATCGGTGTCAAGATCGGACACGAAACCTTATCAGCGTATGAAACCAGCCTTGCGGTTGGTATCAACTACGTTTCAGGACGTGCCGACAAATAACTAACCTTACCGCCGGGCTTGGGTCTGTCTCATCCTCCAGCAGACCGACAAGGGGTAGCCGCGCCCCGCCCGGCGTGTGCGGCATCATGGAGGATGTAAAATGAGGATAATGATGTTGAGCAATGCTCCCTGGAGTCCATCAGGCTACGGGCAGCAATGCAGGATATTTCTACCACGCCTGGCGGATCTCGGGCATATAATGGCAATAACGTGTTTCTATGGGTTGGAAGGCGGCGTCGTCAATATGGGTAAGTTCCTATGCTACCCGAAACGCTTCCACCCATACGGTAATGACGTAAGCGTAGCACATGCAGCAAGTTTCAACGCCGACATAATGATCTCACTCATGGACACCTGGGTAATGAACCCCGAAGAATACCCTAAGCAATTGCGCTGGATCCCCTACTATCCGGTCGACCACGACCCGATGCCACCCATCGTGCGCAGCAAGATAACCCAGGCGTACAAGCGCATCACGTTCAGCCATCACGGGGTAGAGATGACCCACCAGGCTGGGCTCGACTGCTACTATATCCCGCACGGGATAGAGACGGACGTATTCAAGCCCAAGGATAAGAAAGCCGCCCGTGAGAAGATGGGCATACCGGATGGTAAGTACATCGTCGGAACGGTTGCAATGAACAAGGGCAACCCGAGCCGTAAGTGCTTCGTTGAAATGATGGAGGCGTTTAGAAACTTCCATGAGCGCCACCCGGACAGCGTGTATATCCTACAGACCGACCGGGGCGAGGGGGTAGAGGGGATGGTCAACCTGCCCGAGCTGGTGCGCAACCTGGGACTGATAGACGGGCAGGATGTAATCTTCTGCAACCAGTATCAGAATATCCTTGGCTTCTCGCCTGATTACATGAGCGACTTCTATAACTGCATGGACGTGCATTTGATAACGACCAGGGGCGAGGGGTTCGGTATCCCGGTGCTGGAGGCGCAAGCCTGCGGCGTTCCTGTCATCACAGGTGGATGGACGGCGTGCAAGGAACTGTTCTTCACCGGGCAACTGTTAGATCCCGAGAAAGACGCCGACCGGGAATATACTGGGTTAGCGAGCTACAACTACCGACCGCGGGTTGGGTCCATCGACGCAGCCCTGGAAGAGGAGTATCAGCATCCGTCAGACGGTAGCGTGGGGGTTGTGAGAGCGCAGGATTACAATGCCGACCTCGTGACCGAGAAATACTGGAAGCCGATCCTGGCTGAGATTGAAGGAGGTCTGCAATGATTGACCGCCCTCAACTCAAGGATAGTGTAATCTTACAACAGGCCTGGCAGATCGGGCCGTTTGCTGACATGCTGCGCCTGACATATCAACGCACGGCCGCGTACGCGTGGGCGCACGGGATGGAGTATATCGCCTGGGCAGGCAGCCTGAAACCTGAGATGTGGCCTGGGGGCTGGGGCAAGATATGGCTGATGCGCCTTATGCTGGATCAGGGTTATAAGCATGTGTTCTGGATTGACACCGACGCAGCCATAGCCAATATGGAATGCGACCTGCGCGACGGGCTGCCGGAAGGCAAGCTAATTGGCGCGTGCGAGCATTGGGCGGAGAGCTGGTTCCCGCAGCTCGACATACCCAGGCATTACAACGTGGGTGTGTTGTTTCTCAGGAATGACCCGCGCACCAAGGCATTTCTTGATGATTGGATCTCACGCTACCCAGGCCACCAACGCTGGTTAGAGCAGGGATCATTCAACGAGATGGTGACGGGCGAGTATACTGACATCTTCCACCCGCTTGACGCAACCTGGAACGCAACCTACAACGTCAACGAGGTGGAACAGCCTAATATCATGGCATGGCACGGGGTCATGCCTGAGAGCAAACGCTTCGCGATGATGCGCGAGGTATTCAAGGACGATCACCTGAGGTTCAGGGTATGAGCCCCTTCCGGTCGGCCAAGCAGCGCAAGTTCATGTACGCTCGTCACCCGAAAATAGCTAAACGGTGGGCGAAGAAATATGGGGCGAAGATACGCCCTAAAAAACGAAGGAGATAAACCATGGCTAAGTGGGCTTATAACGGTATTGCAGATTGGGGATTAAACAGCGGCTTTCAACAGGTCGCCAACCGGGTAGCGATTGCGACCGCTGCCGTTGTGTCGTATGCTAACTTCGGATCGTATGCAGTCGGAACGCTGGCTTGCGCTTCTGCCAATTTCACGCTTGGCACGGGCGACACCAACGGGCGCAAGTTGACCTACGGCCCGGCGACTATCGTTGTCGGTACGAGTGGAACGGTCAATCATGTTTGCTTCGCCGCCACGACTGGATCGGGTACTCTGGTGTTTGTTGGTACATGCGCGCCGACCGCAGTTACTGCGGCAGGTACTGTGATCCTGGCTGCCTGGGATGTAGACGAAATTAACGATCCGACTTAAGGGGTAGCGTTATGGCGCAAGCCACTAAGTTGACTACAGAAGTCAATGGTCTCGAAATATCCATTGACTATAATGTTGCCAATATGAGATTAACACAAGTGAGTTGGATAATATTGGCAGGATATTTGGCGCGTGTGCGTATCTGGAATGGTAGTAACTTAGTTGTGGATCGTAGTATCCTGGGTGCATCTACTGATTCTCAGAATATCCCCGGAAATATTACTATGGTTGAGGAGATTATTGATGGAATAATCTACATTGTTCTTCCGCCCGAAATTAATTATATATTGAACCTGGAAAGTATCGGCTAATGGCTATAAATTTTGTACAGGCACACAGCATCGGAATAGCAGAGGGTGGTGGTAGTAATCTTACCCTATCCTCTTTTGATGTTGGAAGCGGGGCTAATAGAACACTGGTGGCGATTGTAACGCTGGAGGACATCGATCTTCCTTCTCCGACTGTATCCAGTGTAGTATTCAACGGAACTGAGAACTTCACCTATCGTATCAGATCTACTCATAATTGGGCTACATCAATCGATGATGTTATAGAAATATGGACATTAGATAATCCCACTAATACTACAGCGAATATAGTAGCTACAGCATCCGAGTCGGTTGACGCTATAACGCTTCACGTACTTGAATATACAGGTGCGAACAATGGCGTTGGGGCAAATACTGGTACTTCGGGGGGGAATATTGCTAGTGCATCGGTAAGTATTACGACGTTAGCCTCTACCAGTATAATTGTTGGAGGCGTCACCTGTTATGAGTCATTAAATGGTGGAGGATTTACTGCAACTGGAGGCGCTACTGAAAGATCGGAAGACTTAGGTTCCGCACACTCAACCCCCGGTTCTGGATGTTCTGATGATAAAGCCGCAACTGGAGGAGCAGATACATTAGATGTAACTATTTCCACAGCTTGTAACTGGGCAATGGCAGCCATTGAACTCAAGGCCGCCAGCGGTGCTACCAATATCACCGTTGCCGAAGGTGTCCAGGCTCAGGTTAGCGATGCAGCATCTCTATCGGTTGTAAGCTCCGGCCCATCGGGTACAGAGAGCGTCCAGGCGCAGTTATCCGACCGGGCTATTCTGTATTCAATAGGCGTAGCCAGCCAGGGGCCGTTATACCCGACGGTAGCATCTGAACAGGCGATATCACCCTATAACGCCCATAACTGGGTGGCGACCTCGATTAATAATATCCGGGCTGATGATACGGCTTATGCCAGTATCGTAGCGAACACGTTTGACACGGGCACGATAAGCCATTTCCTGGTGGGGCAGTCATTCGGCGCATCCATCCCGACAAGCGCATCCATCAACGGCTTATTGGTTGAAATTGGTAAATGGTTTAGCGCGGGTTCTGCGCGAGATGCAGCGGTATCACTCTATCAAGGTAGTCTGATTGGATCCAACCTTGGCAGTACAACCACAGGCTGGCCTTCATCGATTGCCACGGTAAGTTATGGAGGAAGTGATAATCTGTGGGGGACAACGCCAACCCCGGCGATGGTCAACGGTACGATCTTCGGCGTCGGTATCTCCGCGGTCGCCTCCGCGCTCAATACTGACGTATGGGTCGATTTCGTCAGATTAACAATTTATTACACATTTACCGACGGCGCGTTCGGTATCAATCCTACCCAGGCATGGCAGGCACAGGTATCCGATGCCGGGTCACTCACGTTCAGCGGCGGTGGACTGCCGCAGATAACCATATCAGAAGCGACGCAGCTCCAGGTATCCGACGCCTCACTGTTGGGCGTATGGACACCGGTAGCGGCAGCGCAGAATTTCCAGGCACAGGTATCCGATGCCTCACTGTTGGGCGTATGGACACCTATTACGCCCGCCCAGGCTAATCAGGCGCAGGTATCGGACGCTTCGACATTGGGTGTTTTCACCCCGATTGCAGCCGCCCAGAACTTCCAGGCGCAGGTGTCGGATGCGTCAACGATGGGGGTTATCACCCCGATTGCACCGGCTGAGGCAGCCCAGGCGCAAGTATCTGACGCCGCTATACTAACAGCGATTTACAATATCACGCCTGCACAGGCGAACCAGGCGCAAGTATCCGATGCCGCCGTTCTGTCGATCGCCGTGCCGACTATCACGGCAACAGACGCCAATCAAGCGCAGGTATCCGACGCCTCGCTATTGAGTGTCGTTTATATACTGACGCCTGACCAGGCGAACCAGGCGCAGGTCAGCGATGCCGCCTCGTTCACGGTTGGCGCGGTCAATATCACCCCGGATCAGGCGAACCAATTACAAGTCAGTGACGCCGCGTTACTCGGAGTGATAACGCCCGTTACTGTTGACCAATCCTATCAAGCGCAAGTCAGCGACGCATCTACCCTAACTGTTGTCTATGTAATCACCCCGGATCAGGCTAATCAGGCGCAAGTATCCGACCTCGCCAATATCTCAATCGCTGGGATGACGATTACAACGGAACAGGCAAACCAGGCGCAAGTTAGTGACATAGCCAGTCTGGGTGTGATAACGCCGATCACAGTAGCGCAATCCAACCAGGCGCAAGTATCCGACCTGGCGTCATTCTCGGTAAGTGCGATAGATGTCACCCCGGCGCAGGCTAACCAGGCTCAGGTTAGCGATGCGGCTATCCTATCGACAATCTATACGATAACAGTATCGGAAGCACGGCAGGCACAGGTATCCGATATATCCAACCTGGGCGTGATTACGCTGATCACGGTTAGCCAGGCTAATCAGGTCCAGGTTAGCGACGCAGTAATCCTATCTTCTCAGGGGCCGACATATTACATAACGATAAGCGATGCTAACCAGGCGCAAGCCAGCGACCTCGCGCCCATGGGCGTATGGACGCCGATCACGCCCGCTGAGGCATGGCAGGTATCACAGAGCGACCTTGCGTCTCTGGTGATGTCGGCTCTAATCTACCATGGCAACCGCAGACTGTACCAGGTCAACACCCGCACAACGGGCGAGCAGGGAATACGCCCGATTAATCAAGTTGGAACACGCAAGACAGTAGATGTTGAAGAACGCCCGACACATTCAGTCGGCACTAGAAAAGATTACGAGGTAGATGACTAATGGCAACCGAGATATATGCTACCCAACAGACCACCGGCGAGATCCGCACCCACTTCGTTGACTTCACGAAGGATTTACCCGCAGCGGTAACGGTATCCACCGCCCTGGGGACGACTACAACCTACCCGAGCGGAGGCACGGCGACCATTACTGTCGGGGTGATTGCATCTAACATTGTGCCTGTGACCGTCGCCAGCGCAACCATGGCGGGCGTGTATTATGTGGACGTAACCGCAACCCTGTCCAGCGGCGACAAGTCGGTAGCCAGGCTGATTGTCCCTGTCTCGTGGGCGTCCGTGCGGGCGGGAATGGTGGATCTGGTGCAGAAGGTGCGCGAGATGACGGATACGGGCGTCAACGATTACAAGGTGGGCGGCGTGCCATATTGGGGAGATAAGCACCTGCAAGATTATCTTGACAAGTACCGCTATGATTTTCTGGAAGAGGACTTGTATGCGGTGCAGCAGTATCGCAATGGGACGACCTATTACAACGAATACCGCAGCGCATACGGGAACCTGGAAGGGACAGCCAGCGGAACGGCGGTATTCAAGCTGGACAACGCAGGCGGGACGAATATACCAGGTACGATGTTCGCCCTGGACGCGCAGCGGGGCGTGGTGACATTCTCAAATGACACCCTGGGATCGAGCATGATCCTGACCGCCCGGACATATGACCTGAACGCAGCGGCTGCCGATATCTGGAGATCCAAGGCAGCCAACGCCGCTAAGATGTATTCATTCTCAGCCGGTGGGCAGTCATTCCAGCGCAACCAGTATATGCAGAATTGCATTTACATGGCGCAATATTACGAAGGTCAAGCCGGGCCGACGATCATCAACATATTCAGGGGTGACAATACGGAGGTGGAGATTGACGCCTAACTTTCTGTCAGATGCGGAGCTGGAAAGTATGCGGGCGAGCCTGCAAGATACGGCGCTACCTAACCTGGGCAACGTCCTGTCGGTATCTTCGTATACGTCCGACAGTCAGGGTGGGATGACGCCGGTGTGGGGTACGGCAGTTGCGGGTGTGCCCTATCGCCTGGACTTCAAGACGGGGCATGAGCCATTGACGGGCGGCGCCGTGAAGCCGTTCACGTATTGGGCACTGACTATGCCGCATGATACGGCTATAACGTCTGATAACCGCTTCGAGGATGAGGATGGGGTTGTCTACGCCATTTCAAGCGTGGACACACAGAAGAGTTATAGCCTGTTCATGCAGTTGACCGTGGAGCGTGTGTGATGGCTGGTGTAACGTCTACCTGGAGCAGCGGGGGGGTTATCGTCCGTTTGGATATGGCAGAACTGCAAACGCTGATTGACAATCTCGACCCACGGGCGGAGAAGATCATCAGGCAGGTTGCTTTCCGGGCAGAGGGGCACATGAAGCAACTTGCGGCGGTTGATACGGGTGCAATGCGATCCAGCATTGATTCGGAGTTTCTGAATGCTGGTAAGACGGCACATATCGGGCCGCATATTGAGTATGCCATTTATCAGGAGTTCGGAACTTATAAAATGGCAGCTCACCCGTTTGTTGTGCCCGGGGCTGAGAAGGCCGGCGGGGATCTTGACCTGCTTTGTAAGGAGTTATTCGAATGATCCTTGACAAGACCGCATCCGCACTTTACACAACCCTACAAGGAACGGCGCTTACGTCGCTCCTTGCAGGGACAACCAGCATATACAACATGCAGGCGCCGGACAATGCTACCCTGCCATACGTAGTATTCAACCACCAGGGAGGTGGACCCGAGAATGTAGACAACAATGCCCTTGAACAGAACCTGTGGTATGTGCGGGTATACAGCGCGACCAGCGCAGGCACGGCGGCAGCGATATTCGAGAAGGCTGATAACCTGCTCAACCGTGTTAATGTCAGCATCACGGGCTTCAATACCCTGTGGTGTGCGCGTGAGGAAAATATCACGCTATTAGAGAATACGCCCAGCGGCAAGGTTTGGAGCGCAGGCGCTACTTATCGAATCAGAACAGCATAAAGGAGTAATACAATGGCTAACGAGTTTGTTGGTTCTTCACTGTACGCACAATGGGTTTACACATCTGGCACGATCCAACTGGAGACGGATGCGCGCAATTTCAACTATACGCCGTCTATCGCCTTCGTTGACGCCACGGCTGGGGCAGACCAGAATATCCAGCGGGTCAACAGCTTCAAGGATGGGCAGATCACTTGCGACTGCCTGATGCTGAACACCATGGCAAGCGCAACCGCTGCCGCCTTCGATGAAGGCACGGGGGGGTCTGTCATCTGGGGGCCGGCAGGAACCGCCGCAGGCAAGCTGAAATATACCGTCCCGGCAATCAGCATGGGCATGACCCAGAGCGTACCGTATAACGATGTGGTCACGATGTCGCTGACCTTCCAACAGAATGGGGTACGGACCCTGGGGACATACTAAAATGGATAAAATCACCCTTGCGGACGGGCGAACTATCGAGTTCGACCTGGGGGCGTTGAGTATCAAGGAATACCGCGCGATGTTCAATCCGGCTCAACCAGAGGCGGAGGAATACGCGACGCTGGCGAAGGTCACGGGGCTGGGCGTAGAAGAGATCGAGAATTTACCGTTGCTGGAGTGGAAGCGGGTTTATCGTGCGTTTATAACCGCTTGCGCCCAGCCCCTGGCTGACCCAAACTGAGCAAGCGCGTCTATCTCCACCTGAAATGGAGCCAGCCAGCGCCGCTTGAGTTATTGCGGTGGAATATGGCAGAGCGGTTCGGGTGGACGTTGGGCGAGGTGGACGCGCTTAGCCTGGCAGATTTACGCGAGTTTGTCCAGATCGAGGACGGGCGCGCGAAAGCGAGAGAATAATGGCTGGTAGAGTCGCTAGTATCTACGCAGAGATCGGGCTAAAGACCGATAAATTAGACGCGGGCTTGAAGCAGGTCAAGACGGGGCTGAATAAGTTTGGTAGCGACCTGAAGGGCGGATTGAGCAAGGTCAATGCTATGGGGGCTGGCCTGAATAACGCTGTCACGCAATTGACCGGCTTCAACCTGGCGCAATTGGGCGCGGCGGGCGCCGTTGCCATGGTCGCCAAGGGGATTGGAGACTCGATCAAGTTCACTCAGCAATATACCGAACAGATACGCACCCTCAGCGCAGCCACAGGGATGAATAACCAGGAAACGTCAAAGATGATCCAGCTCTTCGATGACGCCGGGGTATCGACTGAACAGATCACAGCCGCCAGCCGCAAGATGATCCAACAGGGATTAAACCCAAGCATTGATACCATTGCTAAACTGGCAGATGAATATAACGCTCTGAATGATCCGGTAGCTAAAGGCAAAATATTGTTAGACAACTTCGGGCGCGCCGGTCTAGAGATGGGCAAGCTGCTTGACATGGGAAGCGATGCGATCCGCAGGTCCGGAGAGGAGGCAGAGAAAGCCGGTCTTGTGATGAGTGACGAAGCCATGAAAGCGGCTGAGGATTATCGCCAATCCATTGACAAGTTAGCCGATTCATTCGAGGGTGTGAAGGTAAAAGTTGGCATGGCGCTTATCCCGGCTCTTGACGATGCCGTTGATGGGATGGGACGCGCTATTGATGCTGCACAACTGTTAGTAACATGGAATAAACAAATAGCCGACGCCTATGCGGATCACACAAAAGAAGTGCTCTCGCTGGGGTTATCCTATGATGATTACATAGCGGAAATGCTCAGATCGGCGGTGGTTGTAGACAAATTGAGCCCTAAGCAGGCGGCGCTAATAAAATTATTGATTGAGAACGGGACTATAACCAATGCCAATACTGAATATCTCTATGGATTGGCGAAGTCAATTGGTATAGTAACCGAGGCCGAATACCAGGCGGCGATAATGGAGGCTCGCGTAACAGATGAGCGCAAGGAGGCAATAAATTGGATAAACATGCAAAAAGGGGCAGCGGATGCGCTAATCCCAACCGTTGAGGAATTAGCACTTGCTGAGGCCGCTGCCGCCCTTGCCGCCGAAAAGGAAGCGGGGATTTATGAGGCGGTTACTGGAGCATTGCGTAATTCAAATGTGCCGCTAGGCGAGAAAGTTGACCTGCTAAAGGAATTGGCACTTCTCTCCGGTGCCACAACCAAAGAGCAAGTCGCCTTAGATGATGCAGTTAAATTTCTGACACGCTCCTTGGAGCTTGGCTATATATCAGAAGATCAATATTTACGCATAACAAATGACCTGGCAGAGGGCGCATTGAATGGCGAGAAAGGTGTCAGAGCAATAGAGAAGGCAATTATTGCTAATACAACAGCGGCCGGGAACGCTACAGAACCTATCAACGCATTGACGGGCAATATGGGTACATTAGATCAGAGCATGGCTGAGGCTGCTAAAGAGGCGGAGTGGCTAAAGACAAGTATTGATAATCTCAAGAATAAGACAATAACAGTAACGGTTAAATATAATGCGGTGGGCGGGATTATAACTACGAATGACAAAGGAGAGAGAGATAGGGCGGTCGGCGGCCCGGTATCAGCAGGCGGGATGTATGTCGTAGGCGAGAAGGGCCCAGAACTATTCGTACCTAACTCATCCGGGCAGATCATACCCAACAATAAACTAAGCGGTGGTAACGGAATGTCTGGCGGGCAATCATTCGGTGACATTAATATCTTCATCGAAGGTGGCGACGCCGAAGAGACCGCCATTGCGGTAATGAGCCGCTTCACTGAGGCAACACGGGCGGCAAACTATGCTGGGATAAGTTACGCGGGGTAATCATGGGATATATTGCTAAGTTAGTACGTGGAGCGAACACGCTGGATCTCGCCAGCGGGCGCTATAGCCTGGGGCTTGACTATAGGCCTGGCGCTTCGTCATTCAGCGTCAAGATCACCGGCACGTCAAGCGCAGAGGTGCGCCGGGCTGTTGACGACTTGAACTCATTTTTGAACGAGGCGGGCGACCCTGCCAACCCAACCTATTTCGAGTGGCTGCCGGATAACAACGTATCTGCCGCGCCCGTCTGGGGGCAGAGCCTGCGCCGGGTCAAGGTGCTGGACGGCGGCGTTGAGTATTGGGATACCTACTTCGAGGCAGATTTGCGCAGCTCCACCGCGTTTGTACGGCTGAGTATGACCTTCGGCAGCACGATTGAGGGCGTGCGCCAACTGGCAGCCACCGCCACGGGCGGGGTATGCCAAGACTGGATCGGCGTCGCCGATGGGCAGAGTAGGGGTGTGATGATACCGGAAACAGATACCTATGGCAACAGATTTACCAATCCGGTATTTGGTAATGCTGATTGGGATAATGGGTGGACGTCTGGAACCGCAATAACTGCGGAACAAAATACAAACCCTAATTATATTTTATTCGGTAATAATTCGGCGAGACTATTATCATCTGCTACTGCCGGGAATATTTTTACACAAAGTCTTATCGCTGGAACGATTGGAACAATACACACGCTAAGTTGTTATGCCAAGTTGCCAGATAGTGGCTCAATCGGAACAGCGCACTTGCAAGTCTATTATGGATCGGCATTAACTACGACTTATCAATCAGAAGGAGATGGATGGTACAGATGCTATGGGACGGTTACGTCAGCCGGAACAGTGGCGGGGGGAGTATTGGTGAAGAAATTATCTGCTATATATACGGACGGTTATCAACTAGAAGCCCGATTATATCCATCCCCTATTATGGACGGGGATTTATTGGGTCATGCGTGGACTGGCACAACCCATGCGTCGTCATCAAC